CTAAACTTGATTTATTTGAACTAAATTTACCTCCCCCGGAAATGATAAAATACCCTGGGCCAAGAACAAATATAGAATTTATTGGGCAATTTGGAAAATCAGGTATACAAGTAAAATCAGAAGCAGATTATAATACTTTTACTTTAAGATTGGGCCAAATAAAAATTAATAATTTAAATGAGCTTATGGATGAAAGACAGCAAGATTTAGTCTGGATTGCCATAGAGAAAACTGCAGAAAAAGTAAAAAACTATGTTTCAGCCATATTTCGTATCAAAGGGAATTATAGGGGGCGTGGATTTTATGTATTCAAAAGATTGTTTTATTATACTGGATTAGATTTGCATGCCTTTACAAATTTGATGTTAGATTTAGAAGATAAATATGTAAAAACAAGTGTTAAATATCATACCCCAAAAGAAGAGGTAGAAAAATCAATATATGATAATACGGTTTTATCTCAAGAAGTAACAATTTATGTAAATTTTAATATTAAACTTTTCTCTTCGCATATAATGCAAGAAGAATTGTTAAAACTATATAAAGAAAAAATAGATATTTTACAAAGATATAATTATCACCAGGCAAATTTTGCAGCGGGTGAACTTGTTCCCGAAGTAATGAAGGCGAATAAAATGTATGGCGAATGGAACGTCTTTGAAGAAACAAAAAACAGATAATACCGGGGAGGTGTAAAAAATGGCACAAGCAGGATTAACAGTAGAATTCCAAACAGCACTTAACCCTGAGGGATTTCAAAAAGGTCTCAACCGAATTCAAGAAAGAATAGTAAACATACCAGCAACAGATATAGCATCTGCCCTCCCAAATGTAGATACAGGCAATTTGCAGCGGTCTATAGACTTATTAATGGCTCAAGGAAATCTGTTAGACACAATAACTGTAAAAACAAGAACTTTTACAACAGAATCAGGGCAATCTTATACCGCTGTTGTCGGAGCAAGCGCTAAATATTTAGACGCATTAAATAATATTGGCACAGCCCAAATAAAGGTTACTAATCAATTAGATATATATGACGAAAAGAAAAGTAAATATGATGCTTTAACTAAAAAGGCTATAGATTGGGGAACCCGCGCCGAGAACATGAACGCCAAGGAAGGTGGCGCGATAAAAGAATCATCGAGACTCCTTCTTGAAAAAATAGCGCAATATCAAAGACTTGGCAATGAAGGAAACATTGCAGAAGCAAACAAACTAATCCCCGCAATAGAAAGCGAAGCGGTAGCTCTAGAAAAAAGTATTGCAGCTTCAAAACGGGCTGGAGAGGGCGCAAGAAGCTTTGGGCAAAGATTGTCTGATGCAATGAAAAATCTTGTTGCATATGCTGGAGCTGCCCAGGTTCTTCGCAAGGCAATAAACGAATTAAATAACGCAATCAAATTTACTATTGATTTAAATACAGAGATGACAAAAATTCAGGTGCTACAAGCTGAAGGAGCCCAAACACCTGAGGAAATTAGAAATTTAGCTTCAGCATATAATGATTTAGCAAAAGAACTTGGCGCTACTACCATAGAAATAGCCCGGGGTAGTGTTGAATGGCTTCGCCAGGGTAAAACAATTGAAGAAACAACAAAATTGTTAACTGCTTCTACTCAAATGGCAAAGTTGGGCAACATGTCAGCTGCAGAATCAACAGAATATTTAACTTCTGTTCTAAATGGCTTTAATATAGAGGCTGAAAACGCATCAAGAGTTGTAGATAAACTTGTTGCAGTAGACAATGTTGCAGCTACAAGTACTGCAGAATTAGCAACCGCATTAAGATATTCATCAGCCGTTGCCAATCAAACGGGAGTCAGCCTAGAGCAATTAATTTCCTATGTTGCAGTTGTATCTGAAACAACAAGACAAAATGCTGAATCAATTGGTCAAGGTTTCAAAACCATGCTTACCCGTATGCAAGATATTAAAGCAGGGGCAATTGATGAAGATAGTCTTGGAATAAATAATGTAGAAATTGCACTAAAAAGAGTAGATGTAAAATTAAGAGATAGCGAAAGCGAATTCAGAGATTTTGGTAGTGTTCTAGAAGAATTAGCTGGAAAATGGGATACGCTTACTGAAGTAGAGCAAGCCAATATTTCAAAAGCTATTGCTGGCGTAAGACAAGCAAACATGTTCAATATTCTTATGCAAAACATGGGACGAGCACTTGAGCTTCAGCAAGTAGAAATGAATTCAGCCGGACTAGCTGCCAGCAGATACAGAAAATATATGGAAAGCCTCCAGGCAAAAATAACACAATTTAAAGCTACTCTGGAGGGCTTATACCAAGACGCAATACGCTCAGGATTTATTGCGTCTATTGTAGATGCAGGTACAAAAATATTAGAATTTATAGATAAGATAGGCGGGCTAAAAACGGCAATTGCTGCTCTCGGCATAGTAATTGCAGTTCCAAAAGTCATGTCATATCTTAAAGCATTCAAGAAAGAATTTGGAATTGGTCTTCCAGAGGCTATTGGAAAAACTGCAGCAAGCATGTTTCACCTTGGGAAAACAACTACTGCATCAATGGCACTTGCAACAGCAGGAATCACCGCTCTAATTTCTGCTCTTGTTGCTTTTGGAATAGCTGTAGAAAGAGCTATAGTAACTCAAAAAGAATACTATGAGTTAATGAAAGAGTCTGAACAAGAAATTCCCAAGAGAGAAGATGAAATAAAATCTGTCAAAGAGCTAAAAGAAGAGTACATAAGATTAAACGAAAGAATAAAAGATGAAACATTATCTCAAAATGAACACAATATTGCTCTCGCCAGATGGTATGAAGTACAGTCTCAAATAAGAGAAATACTACCCGCAGTAAATGGTTATTTAGATGCCCAAGGCAGATTTATTATAGCTAATTCTGATGCAATAGATACCCAAATAACTAAACTTGAAGATTACAATGAACAGCAAAAAGAATTATTAAAAATATACGCTCAGCAAATCTTATTTAAATACAGTTTTACCGAAGAATCTGAAAGTCTTGCAGAAGGACTAACAAGGGGGCTAGAGACTGCTGCAAAAGCAGTACAAAATATCTTAGGCGCAATTGGTATAGATATAAATATTCCTTTTTTAGAGCTTATTGGAGAACCGCAGTTTAGGACGCCAGACACAGAGGGTCTAGAAAAAGCTTATGAGGCATATGATAAAGCCATAGCTTCTGGAAATGAAGAAGAAAAGGCGAAGCAGTATGAAAATCTTCAAAATACAATAGTCATGTATAATGAAGCTTTAAGCCAGGCAGGCTCTGAAGCCGCAGAAGAATTTCTAAGTGGTTTTTCCGAAGGATTTAGAAAAAAGCATTTCGAAGTTATAAAATCTTATGAAGACCTTATAGCTGAAATGAAAGCTGGGGCTGAAAAAGCAGCAGCTGAAGCAGCAGCTGAAGCAGATGTAATAGCAAGGCTAAAGCAGGCGAAATATACAGATAAGCAAATAGAAGGATATAAAAAAGCTGGTATAGGCGGAGATTTAACAGAATATCTGTTAGATGTTGAACTTCCAAAAATGAAAGAAGCCTTGTCTTCTTTCAAAACCGCATGGGATGCTTCAATGCGGGGTCTTTCTATAGATGAAAAACTAAAAGCACAACTAGAAAGTCTTGGAGTACTAATAAAAACAGATGCAGACGGAACTAGACATTTTTATGCTACATTCTCAGATGGAACAGAAAAGACAATAAATTCGGTTGAAGATTTTATAGCTGTTTTAGTTGAATTAACCAGGCAAGGATTTCCCACAAGTGAATTTCAAGACGGATTAATAGAAACCGAATTAGCAGCAGCCGAAACCACTCTAGAATTTAATAATCTGTACAATGCTACCAAAAATGTTTCCGATGCCCAGAAAGAGTATGCCGATACCGGGTATGTATCAGCAGAAACAGCCTATGAGTTAATATCTGCAAATGATGAATTAGCAAGCTCTTTAATTGCCACAGAAAACGGATTTATATTTAATACAGATGCTGCTATTCAAACATTACAAGCCCAGGTTGCTTTGCAACTGGAAGAACTAAATTTGGGAAACATAGCTGAGTACGTGCGCCAGGGTATGTACAATCAAGCAGCTGCAATGCTTGCAGCCGGAAGTGCTGCTCTTGCAACAGCTGCAGATATAGCACCTCTTATAAGCACTCTTTCTCTATTAGCACAACTATCTGGAACAACATCAGGATTAGTTGGTGGCAGTGGTGGAGGGGGCGGAGGAAGAAAAGAAGACCCAAGAATCAAGGAAACAGAAGAGCTTATAGAAGACCTAGAAGATGAAATAGACCTCTACGAAAAGCAAAAAGATGCAATCAAAGAAGCTCAAGACCAATATCATGATTGGATTGACGCAAAGAAAGAATCCTTAAAGCTTACCAAAGAAGAAAATGATTATCTAAAAGAGCAACAGAAAAAAGCTGACAACTTATCGGATATAAGAACTCAGATAGAGACATTAGCACTTGATAATAGTGAAGAGGCAAGAGCTAAAAGACTAGAGTTAGAATCTCAAGCAGCTGAACTTGAAGAAGAAATAACTGCCGATTCAGAAGATAGAAAATACGATATGCAGATTCAAGCTCTCGAAGACCTCCAAGATGCCTATGATAAGATGATAGAAAATCAAATTAAAGGCATAGACGAAGTCATAGATAAAATAAAAGAGCAGATAGATGCCTATAGAGAATTAATAGAGCAACTAAGAGAAGCGCAACAAGGAGGAGGCGGTGGCGGAGGTGGAATATCGTCTGTTTTTTCTAATGTTGTAAAAGAGCTCCAAATATTTGCTAAAAATTTAGCGGAAGCAGGGAAAAGTCCAAAACTCTTTAAATTAGCTGTTGAAGATATAGCCAGAATCCTAGATGAAGAAATTGCAGTAGCTCTAGAAAGTGGTAACGAAGACCTTGCTGCAAAATTACAAACACTAAGAGACCAAATAGATGAAGCTACAGCAGATAATGTCCTTACGCAAGAGGAAATAAAAAGTCTAACAACAACATTAACTACCGAGTTTGGAAGTCTTCCTGAAGAAATAAGACAAAAAATAGCGGATAGCTTAAAGACAACTCTAACCATAGATTTAAAAGTATATTTCCGCGCACCAACAACAGGAACAGCCTCTCTACCATACCCTTCTATACCATCATCAAGAATGCCAACAAATAAAATGCCCCCGCCAGGGACTGGCTCTATATATGCCCCCCACACTGGTGGGCTCATAGAAGAGCATCATGCCGGAAATTTTGCAGGAAACTTAAATTCGAATGAAGTATTTGCAAAGTTACTTAAAGGCGAATATGTTGCTACAGAAGGACAGATGGATAAGTTTTTGAAACAGACAATGCCTGCTATTACTAATGCTGCAGTTAATAAATCTGCCCAGGGGGCAAGTATAAGTGTAAACATGCCTATAACAGTAGAGGGGAACTTGGATAAAGAAGTTATTCCAGACATAGATAAAATAGCGGATAAAGTAGTTAATACTATAACCAAAACATTAACTAAAAAAGGTTATATACGGCCTGCAAATTTGACAGTGTCGTAAAGGAGAAAAAATGTCATTTTACGCATCGGAATTTATATATAATGGGGTACCAAGTAGTAATTTTGGATTAACCATATCAGACACAAACGTTTCTGATGAGCTTTCATTGCCAGGAGCAAACGTAAGCATTATTTCTCAAGAAATATATAGAAAACCAAAAGTGTATCTTTTTGGTGTAAAACAAACTCCTGTACTAACAATACCAATTAGTATATTTAAATACCCGGAGATTACTGCTGAAGAAGCATCGGTTGTATCAAAATGGCTATTTGGGCAAATGGATTATAAAAAACTGCAAATAGTTCAACCAGATATGCAAAATATATATTACAATTGTATCCTTACAGACCCACAGATTATAAAAATTGGTAACATTATTAGAGGTTTTAGGGCTACAATTACTTGCGATAGCCCATATGCCTGGGAATTTCCAAAAAAGATTAGATATAATTATCCCTTTAATAATTATTATATTGAGACTGTTGCAAAAATAAATAATTCTTCAGACAGTCCCGACTACATTTATCCAAAAATGAATATTGCCATAAATATATTCGGAGGAAGTGTAAAACTAATAAATCATACAGACAACAATAGAATATTTGAAATAACAAATTTGGAACAAGGCGAGGTATTAGATATAGACAACAACATGCAAACATTAAAATCTTCATTTTACATAAATCATCTTAAAGATTTATATAATTATAATTGGTTCAGATATGTACCAGGGTTAAATTACGTTACTATTTCTGGAAATATAGAGTATGTTGAATTCATTAACGAATTTCCTAGAAAAGTAGTTTAAAGGAAGGCTATCATGATTATACCGTTTGATAAGTTTGGAAAACAAGAGCCTCCAATACTCACCCTATATAATTATAGCGAGCCTATTTACTCTTTAGGAGCAGCATACAATGTAAGAACAACTCTAAGATTTGGGGCAATTAGCGAGTTAGAATTTGATTATCCTCAAAAAATATCTCCTACAGATAAGGAGCTTCCTCCCTACAAAGAGCTTCAGGCAAAAAAGATTATAAAAGCAGAAAGCATAGGATTTTTTGTTATTTCTGAACGCCCAGAACAAAATACAGGAAGCATACCATCAAAGCATGTTATTTGCCAATCGTTAGAATCTGAATTATCTTATAAGAGAATAGTAGCAAGTGCTGGGACATATAAATTTTACGATTATTCCAATCCAAGAAACACGATTTTAGGCAAAGCCCTAAGGCTTGCGCCGAATTGGACAATTGGGCATATTGATGAAGAATTGCTAAGCATATATAGAACATTTGATGTAACTAACAATACTTTGTATAATTTCTTAACTCAAGATGTATCCAATGCCTATGGATGTATATTTACTTTTGATACATTTAGCCGTACAATTTCTGCATATTTAATTGAAAACATTAACACGGAATCAAACGTATATATAAGTTTAAATAATTTTGCTAAAGACATCACTATCACAGAATATTCAGATGAACTTTGTACTGCTCTATATTGCTACGGAGGAAATGGGTTAGATATACGCTCTGTAAATCCATTAGGGGGAAATGTTTTATATAATTTTGATTATTTTATAAACCCTGAAAATGGAGAATGGGTTTCTGAAAACTTAAGAGAATCAATCATAGCATGGAGAGATAAAGTAAATTCAAAAAAGGGTGAGTACAAAACACTTGTTTTTGATAGAAATAGTGTTGTACAAAATGCTGTAGATTTAAAAACAGACATATTAAATTCTAGAAACTCTTTAGACGCTGCATTGATTAGACTCGAAGGATTGGTTGCATCAGGAAGTGCTACAGCTGAAGAGCTATCCATAGCCAACGCAGATATAAGAAATTTACGTAGTAAAATTTTGATACTAAATCAAGAATTGGAAGAAGCACAAATATTAATAGAAAATAAAAATTCAGAGCTTAGAAAAATAAGCAATTCTCTTGAATTTACAAGCCAAGATATATGGGATAATTTTTACAACGATATTTCTGTTATAAAAGATAACTTTGAAAATTTATTAAAGACGTGGAACTCGGTGTATTATTCTACCGCTGATGCTATAACATTAAATGTCTCTCAATTAAATGAAGAATATCCGGAAATATCAGAAAAATTTTCATCAACATATAACTTAATTGGAAATCTAAAATCATGGGTATCAATAGTCGATTCAAACGTATATGGTATGATTTCCACAGACTATTGGCAAATAATGAGTTTAATTGAAGATACAACTAAGGCATTAAAGGAATTAAGAACTGCTTTATCAAATCTAATACCTTATACTACTGTTACTACAGAACTTTATACAGAAATTACTATTTTAGAAAGTTATGCTGAAATTATAACTTATGAAGAAAACTTTACAAAAGAAGAATTTACTGATTTACAAGCATTTATATTTGAAAACACCTACACCAACGATAATTTAATTATTACAGACCAATTTACAGAAGAGCAAAAAATAGAAGAAGCTCAAAAATTATATGACCAAGCAGAAAAAATTATAGAACGAGTATCAAAACCAAGATTTGAAAT